TTCTGAAGCAGGGTTACTTACGCCGTCCAACCAACTCAAAAACTGGTCATCATTCATCTCAGTGTAATTTGTTGGCGATCCTCCTCCGAATAGACCACCTAAATAGTCAATACCTTGACCTAGTAAGTTACCTAAAGGATTCTGAATGGATGTACCACTACCACCTGAACCGTTAATTCCCAAGCCTGTTAAGATTGATTCCATCTGAGCCTGGCGTAACAGCGCTTCAGTGTTAACAGCATCTGTCATACCAGCCATACCTTGCTGACTTAAGTTAGATAATGCTTGAGCTTGTAAGTCACCTGCACGTTGTGTATAAGGCATCATGTTTAATGAAGGCTGTAAAGCCGCTGTAAGCTGTTCTTGTGGAATACCTGACGCACCTAACATACCTTTAAGGTTGTCAATATCCATTCCTTGTAACGTACGAGCACCTTGAATAGCTGCTAAACTATCAGCAGATTGCTGCTCTTGAATAGCCTTCTGCATAGCTAACTGTTCAGGTGTACCACCATAAGCTGCTGTCTGAACACCTAATCGACCTTGAGCCGCTAATCTATTCTCTAACTCTAACTGTTTACGTTCCTGTTCAGGCTGACGTAAAGAAGTCATTTGTTGCATAAGCTGTTCAGGGGTAACATTACCTATTTGACCAGCCTGTGTAGACGCTTGTTGCATAAGCGAATCACGCACCTGTTGAGCCTGTGGTGACAGGTTCTGTGTCATACCTGTGGCGGAATAGTCTGCACCGCCTACACCAGTTGTCACAGCGTATGGTCTAAACTCAGCAGCCTGTCCAACCTGATTAGCTATGTTAGCTGCTGACTCACCAAGCATACTAGGAAGCTGTCTAGCCTGTTCAATCCCTAAGTTACCTGCTGCATAGCCTAAAGTGCCTGCTGCTAGTTGATTCAAAGGTACACCACCTAACAAACCACCAACACCTGCAGCCATAGCTAGGCTGTCTAAGTTGTCACCGCCCATACCACCGTAGTTAGCAAAAGGGTTTGTAGCTTGGAAAGGTTGATAGCCCTGTTGAGGCTGTTGACCTGTAGGTATGCTCCGCATTATGTCATCATTAGACAAATTGTCTAGACGTGCTTGTTGCCCTGCTGGTAAAGGAAATGCTCCATTACCTGTAGGGGCTGTAGGTGTATTAGTAGCCCCGCCCTGTTGCTGTTGGTACGCTTGGTTTAACCTTGCCTCTTGTTCTGGTGTAAGAGGACTATCTCCATAAAAAAGTGACATTATTCAATACCCCCGCCTGCTTCTAAGTCTGATATTCTAAGGCTTAACGCATTTAAGGCGCTTTGAACATTATTTATAATACCTGCCAATCTGTTAATTTCTGTAGCTGACACAGTTATATCCTCTAATTTAGATAAGTCACCTGATGTCACACTGGAGTTTTCAAACACCGCTAAGTTGTTATCAAGACGGTTTGTTAAGTTAGTAATTTGAGTCTGTAATCCGTCCGTCCCGCCTAAGTTATTTATCTGTGTTTGGATATTACTGGTAACGCCTGACAAATAATTAATTTCTGTAGCCGAGACAGTTATATCAGCAGTTAGGTTTAAATCCTCGACAGTTGCTGTTAGACCTTCCAAAGGGTCAGCACCTCCTACAGAAGACTGTAGAGCTATGATGTCCTGTTCGTGGCTATCAATAGCTGACTTGATATTATTAAACTCAGTGCCAAACTCACTACCACGAATAACACGGTCTGCTGATGAAGCAGGAAGCGTATCTTTAGCTGTAAAGTTGGTCGTTATATTGTATGTAGACATTAGTATATACGCCCTATAGTTGCTTGTATGTTAAACTCTTGAATTGATATTGGAGAACCGTTGACCGTACTCTCAAGACCTACAGATATTAAGTTACCTGCGCCTGATGTATTAATACGTTTGGCTGAAACAGTGTCTCCACCTTTTGTGTACCTACCATAGTCATCTACTGTAACCTCTGAACTAAAGTATAACGCTTCTCCAAAGAAACTTGCGTCAAGAGAGCCTAAGGTGTACGTGAATGCTTTAAAATCATTAGTCACGTCATAAGCCCATTTAACAGTAACTGTTGATGAACCTTGTGTTATTAACGTAGGTGTTATTTTCTTAAGCATCTTAATCTGAGAAGGACTATCAAATGACAGAGGATTACTTAAGTATCTTAACCCATAAGAAGATCCGTTGTCTGTGTAACCGTAGTATCTATTAATACCTAGTGTGTTACCAACGAGTAGTGTGTCGTCCTGTCGAACATGAAAGCACTTATGTTTATTTGTACTCCAAGTAGTGACCCGTAGACCACCGTTCTCTAGGACTCCCTTAGTATCGAAGCAATAAATAATGTTATTCGTAGGGAACAATATTAAGTAAAAGCTATCTACAGGTGAGTACACAGCTCTAATTGGTTGGTTCTCTTGTCTAAAATGACCTATTAAATCATCTCTGACATTCCTGCTGACATCGTTTATAGGATTGGATTTCTCCTGTATAACTCTACCTAGAGACATTACGCCTCGTGTACTCAGGAAGAATAAGTCTGTACCTGTAGCTTGCACAGTATCTTTAGCTACACAGCCTACACCGTTGATAGTATCAGCAAGTGACATAGTGGCAGGGTCTTCTGCGCCTTGATAGATAACAATAGAATTATAGCCAAAGATAACTAAATATCCGTTCCAAGCAGCTAAGGATGTAACCTTATCACTACCATCTGGCCATACCTTATCTAGGTCTATTGAGCCGCTAGAGCCTGCGTTCCAAGACTCGCCTATTAATAAGTCAGACCAGTAGATAGTATTAGGAGCACCAGGTACACCACTGACCCATAACCTACCAAAGCCACCAATGGCTATATCGCCCTGTGGAGCTGTTCCTGAGGAAGCCACCATTTCGACTAAACCATTAGCTGTATCGTAAACTAAAGGTTGGTGGTTCTTATTAAATAGAAATGCCTTATCGTTAAAGTTTACAATGCTAAAGTTTTCATCTAGTATTGTATATCCAGTAGGAGTTATATCTTCTAGTGTGTTAGTTCCTTTAAAGACTTTAGAGTCAGCTACGGTTAATAGCTCAAGATTACCGTCAGCGTCTTCATACTCATGAATTACTGTAGGTGAAGTACCATTTAGAAGTTCAGGGTTCTCTGTAAGAGCTTCTAAGCCCTTACGAGAGCCTATACGACCAAAGGTATCAATGATTACGTTATCCACCACAGAAGCGTATTGAGCGTCCCCTGACAGAGGACTGTCCTGTGTGTTCAACCCTTTAAAAGCAGGGGCGGCTATTGTTATATTCTGTAATGGTTGTGCCATAGTTACACCGCTCGGAATGTTAGTTCTTCTGGATGCTTAACTGCGTCCAAGGCTATTGCGTCTGACAAGGTACGTTCAGCAGTGTACAACAACTCAGGTGTCGATTGTGCGCCTGACTCACCACGCTCACGTACAGCTAAAGCATGCGCTAAGTGTATAACAGGTAAATGAGGAACGTATATCTTATCTGTATCTAAAGTTAATTCTTTTGTTCTAGCCACTAGGTTAACACGTATATCGTAAACACCGTCAGGTATAGGATAGAAGTCAATCATCATGTCGCCATTTTCATCAGTACCGTTGTACGTGTAGTGACGAGGAGAACCATAACTTCTGTCTTTGTTTAAGAATTTATCGTTAAACCAATGTTGTGTTTTGTATGTAACAAAGTAATTGGAAGTGTCGTTAACAATATCAAGAACCTCACTTACTTGTCCTGAACACGGGAAGATATAGTTAAATGTACCTTCTTCTGTAACAGCTGTCATGGTAGCACGTAACGAAGACCAATCCCAAGCGTCTTCTACTTGTCTTATAGAATCATTAACAAATTCACCTACTAACTTAGAGTAACTATTTTCGTTAACACTGCTAACTTCATCTTCTCTTAGTCTTATAAGGACTTTGTTGACGAGTTGTAAATATGTCATTATTGTTTCCTTTGTAGTTTTAACGAACACTCTATAGTAATATTATATCATGTTTTTTGTTAAAAGTCAAGTATTTTTTATCTTAAAAATGGATTACTTAAATCAAAACCTCTGACTAACTCTGGATTGTCTAGTGTTACTGTGACTAAATCCAAAGGGTCTTCTTCATAGCCTGTAGAGCCTGTAGAGCCTGTAGCTCCGCCTTGAGGAATACCTATAGCTTCGCCTAGTTTAAACTTAGCAAAACCTTCCAGTAAGTCTTTAACTTGGTCAGGGACTTTATCTAGGAAACCATCGACGTCATCTTTAATTTCATCATAGGCTTCCGAGAAGTCAACACCTAATGCTTCCTCAACGTAGTCCTTAACAGGCTGTAGATACTCTTTGTCAATATCCGATAGTGTTGCTAGGAAGCTATCTTCAGCTTCTCCTAAGTTTAACGCATCGGCAACATAGTCTCCACCTTGTTTTAACAATGACTTCAACACAGCTTCTTTAGGGTCTTTACCTTGGGCTACTGAGCCTACGGTATCCTTTAGAAGACTATCAGTAAAGTCATTACCTGTGTTAAATGTTTCCGTGAGGTCGCCTAGTTTATCCATGCCGTAAGACATCGCTACGTTCTTAAGTGTGTTATTAAGGTCTATGTCTTCTCCAAACATAGCGTTCAAGCCTGTAGAGGCTATAGCTTTACCAACGCCTGTGCTGACGCCTAAACCACTAGACAAAGCACCACCAAGACCACCTGTAGCTGTCCCAATGACACCCGCTTTGATTAACGCTGGTAACGCTTGGTCAAACATACTAGGAGTGTTGTCTTCGTATCTATAGTCGCCTTCATTGATGTCATAAACATAACGTCTGTACTTGTCTATTTGATACACAGGCTCTAAACCCTGAGCACGTAACATGTTTGTCGTTTGAGCGTCCTGAGCTTCCAATAGACGACCTTGAGGTCCTGCAGCTCTTTGAACTCCAAAGGGTGTGGTAACGAAAGGGTCATCTGAGTAAACCTCACGCTGGTCTTCCCCAATACCAAACATAAAGCCTTCTTCATCATTAAGACGCTGACGTGACTGTTGTATGTTCTTCTGCACATCCTCACCGACACTAAAGGTATCATTGCCAGCTAGACGTGCTTGCTGTAGAGTATTAAAGTTAACGTTAGGGTTAGCCTGAGTGACCATACCTGTAGGTCTAGGGTCTTCCTCTGGAGGCGGAGTGTTCACAATCTCCAAGGGGTCTAATCGTTGTGTCATAGTATCACCATTTACTTTTGTTAGCCCAATAAGCTGCTGACATCTTACCCTTAGCTATGTTCTTTGCGTGACGTGCTTTAAAGGACTTCTTACGTGCCTTCTCTTTAGCAGTCGTAGGATTCTTACCTGCACCTTTGACACCCTGCTGACCATAACGAATGGTCTTAACCTTATCGCCTTCTTTAGCCACAACAACATGTGACTTCGTAGGATGGTTAGGGGTCTTCTTAGGTTTATTGTATCCTGAGACACCTGCACGAGCTAGTCGTGGGTCTTTCTTAGTAGGCATGTTAACCTCCTTGGATAATATCGTTATATTCTATTACGCTTACAACAGCTGTCATAGACTGACTAGCACTCACTTGTACATAGTCACCTTCTCTCATCGTGACAAACTCATAGTAGTCACCACCTATCTGAAAAAAGTCTTTAGACGATAACACATGGTCATCAAAGAATGCAAACGTTGTGTCACTCTCTGCGTTGTAATACGTTATGTCAAATGTGCCGTTAGAACCACTTACGTTGCTAACCCAGAGCATCTTCCATTCCGCACGTTTACCGTTAGGTACTGTATAGATAGTCTGTAGGTCAGTCGTTGTGGTTAATGCTCTGGATTTCTTAATCATTTCTTAGTCTTCTTCTTGGCTGTCTTAGCGGCTTTCTTAAAGTCTGAAGCCTTAGGCGCACCTTTAGCTCCTGCCTTACGCATAGTCTCTTTAGAGCCGTTCTTAATACGCTTACGTTTTGCGTGTATGTTAGCGTAAAGACCCTTCTTCTTAGTAGGCATTACTTAGTAGCCTTGTTCTTAGCTGTACGTTGTCCACGCTTAGGCTTACGAGACTGTTGGTCTACTGCAGCACGTTCATTAGCATTGCCTACTTTAGTCATCTTACTCCAATCGTAGTCAGGAAGAACCTTCTTACGTTTACTAGGAGCTTTCTTGTCCTTACACTTACCTGTAGAACATTTAGGTGCTTTATATAAACTTGGTTGTTTCATGGTTATTTACCTTTTGATTTATTAATGATGCCTTCGAATGCTCCACCACCAAAGTAGAACAAGATGATTGACAACATGATTTCTCCAATGTAGAACTCAGACAACACTTGTCTAATAATGTCTACGTCAGTATAGCCCATAAGAGACCCTATGAGAACTCCTAAGAAGCTCCCTAAGAACGTAAAGGAAAACATAAGGGCTAAGTATCTCTGAGCAAGCTTAAAGGGCGCATAGGCTGTTAGAAGCTCTCTCTTGGCATCTGTGTTAGCCCTAA